CAGGATTTTGCGACGCAGACGAGTTTCAAAAATTCCCCGACACGCGAAGACATACTGTCGACGAATTGCGTGATTCACTCGATAAGCGGTTTTTGACGATATATCGATATCGTCGGTCCGCTGTAATTGTTAAAACCTCGACGAATACCTAAATCCGAAACAATGCCGAACACATACGAAATAATCCTGACCGACGTCGGTCGGACTCGATCCCTTGACGAAAATTCACGACAGCTAATTTTCACCCTGTCGAAAATCATTGACGAAGAAAAGACGCTGCAGGACATCGTCGACCGCGAAGGGATGACCTATCCCGTCACAGGTGACAAAGGACAGAATTACATTAAGGTCCGTCCTGAATATGACCAGTTGCAGAAACTGCGCGACAAAAAGCGCGCATACATCGCCGCGATCGGCGTCAGCGAAGGGGACGTCATGAATTCAGATTTCAGCTGATGGGACTGCGCAATCCTGAAAAATTCTGTCCGGTCTCGCGACAGTTGAACATTCACACGCGCGGACGGTACATCATGGACGTCGATCACTTTATCGTCAATTACGCGCGCGGTTTCGTCTGTCACGTCGAGTCGAAGCGATGGACGGAACGCGCTATCGATCCGAAACAGATCGCGACGATCCGGATGATCGCGGACGTCTGGTCGCGCAGTGACGGGATCTTTCGCGACTATGACGACGGATTCAGCATTCACAGACATTCGCTGACCTATCGCGGATATTACATCCTTCGCTGCGGGGACGAAGAGGTCACGAACGCCGACCCGTACGAACTGATGATCATTCGCAGAAATGAGATCGTCGAGATGAACGGCGACAGCGGCGCGGCGATCATCATCCACGACATCGCCAGGGGCGCGATCTGATGGACGTCGTCGAAGTTGTCCGGCGCCAGTATAACGGCGAACTGTACGAAGTGACGATTTACGAATGCCGTCAAGTGATGCCGTGGGGGACCGATCCCTGCAGTTTCAGGGTCGCGAAATGGCGAAAGATCGAATCGAATCAACTCGAATTATTTACTGATGCCATTTGACACAGACAAGGCAGATCGCGCGGTCCGATGGATTGAAACGTACTGCAGTCACGTCAAGGGCGGGAAAGGCGGACAGCCGTTCATCTTGGAACAATGGCAAAAAGACGACATCATTCGACCGTTGTTCGGTACGGTCAACGAGGACGGGACGCGTCAGTATCGATTCGCATATATCGAGGTCCCGAGAAAAAATGGCAAATCGACCCTTTGCGCGGCGCTGGCGCTTTATCTCTTATGCGCAGACGGCGAACCTGGCGCCGAAATAATCAGCGCAGCGGGGGACCGCAATCAGGCGCGAATCGTGTTCGAAGTTGCGCAGGGGATGATCCGTCAGAATAGGGATTTGTCCGGTCGACTGGCGCTGCGTCAGTACGGAATTAAATACGGTTCGAATTGGTATAAGGCGGTCAGCGCCGAAGCGAACACGAAACACGGATTCAATGCACACGCGGTTATATATGACGAACTGCACACGGCGCCGAATCGCGAGTTATTCGATGTCTTGCGAAGTAGCGTCGGCGCGCGTGATCAGCCTTTATTCATGGCAATCACGACAGCAGGACATGATGTGAACTCTATCTGTTTCGAGGTTCACGAATACGCGCGCAAAGTCCGCGACGGCGAAGTCCAGGACCCGACTTTCCTTCCTGTCCTGTACGCAGCCGACCGCGATGACGATTGGACTGATCCGGCGACATGGGCGAAGGCGAATCCAGGTTTCGGTTCAATCTGCAAACGTGAGTATTTTGAACAGGAAGTCGCGCGCTGTAAAGCGAATCCGCGACAGGTGAATACGTTCCTTCGATTACACCTGAACATTTGGACCGCTAGCGAGTCGCGATGGCTGACGGACGAAGAGTTCATGAGGGGCGCCGAACAGCTGGACGAAGCGGTCCTGTCCTCGTTGCCTTGTTATATGGGACTCGATCTATCGTCGACGAAGGATCTGACCGCGGTCGCGTTCATGTGGCATGACGAAAGGCGGGACGTAATGTATTTACGTTGTCATCACTTCGTACCCGAAGACAAGGCGCGCAGCAGGACGCAATCCGGCGGCGTGGATTATTACACCTTCGAACGACTTGGATACGTGACAATCACCGAAGGCAACGTCACAGACATGATCGCGGTCCGCGAATACATACAACGCGAGGCGAATCGCTACAATGTGCAGGCGCTGGCGTTCGACCGATGGATCAGTCACCTGGTCGTTCCGTTCCTGGACGGTATCGATTGCGAACCATTCGGACAGGGTTACGCGTCGATGTCGTTCCCGACGAAGGAATTCGAACGACTGACCTGTCAGGGACGAATTATTCACGGGGGACACGACGTTATCCGATGGCAGATCGGCTGCGTCCAGCTGTCGCGTGATGAGGCGGATAATGTCAAGATTACAAAAAAGAAACTGTCAGAATCGAACAAGGTTGACGGCGTCGTCGCTTCGGTGATGGCGCTCGGAATCTTGTTACATCGTGCGCAGGATACCGATCCGCTGCTGGAAATTGTCAACTTGTGACGGTTAGACGTGGCATTGTTAAGGTTAAGCGAACGCGGGGCGAAACGTCGTCCCGCGTTTATTACTTGCAGCGATGGCGAATCTTATTACAAGGACGCGCGACATACTATTCCGGCGCAGCGAAAAGCGCGCGCGGATCGGTCTTGACAATCACGCCAGCGTATTATCTGCGCTGAACCTATTCACGCAGACCAAAGCGGGCGCCAACGTGACGCCTGCGTCGGCTTTATCGATTTCGACTGTCTACGCCTGCGCTGCGAAAATTGCGTCCACGATGGCGCAGCTGAACCTGGATCTGATTCGGACGTCCGGTCGCAGTCGCGAGACCGTTCGAATCCATCCCGCGCAGTACGTGACCAGTCGTCAACCGAATTCGCTGACGACGCCTTTCGAATTTTGGGAATCGATCATCGCGAACGCTGTACTTCGCGGCGTCGGATACGCGTATATCCAGCGCGACGGCAGCGGTCAGGTTCAGCTGATGCAAGTCGTCCCGAATGACAGCGTCGAACGAAAGGAACTGAACGGGGCGTACGTCTATAGGATCAACGACGATCAGACCGTATCACCCGACGATATGCTCGAAATCTGCAACCTTTATCGGATGTCACCGATTTCGCTGCATCGTGAAAATATCGGACTCGCGAAGGCGGCGCAGGATTACGGCGCGCAATATTTCGGAAACGGGGGACAGATGACAGGCGTCCTGTCATCAGATACGCCGCTGCGATCCGAACAGATGGAAATCATTCAAAAGTCCTGGTCGAACTCGATGTCGACCGCGGGAACAAAGCTGCTGCCGTTCGGCTTTAAATATGCGCGGATCGGGATCGCGCCGGACGAAGCGCAATTTATCGAGACGCGTCAATTCCAGGCGCAGGAAATCTGTCGAATGTTTGGCGTATCGCCTGCGCTGGTCGGACTCGAATCACAGACGACGTATAACAATGTCGAACAGCAGTCCCTGCAATTCGTTCGACATACGCTGACGCCGTGGGCGCGACGGATCGAACAGGAATTAGATAAAAAACTTTTGACGACGTTCGAACAGGACGAAATGAATTTTCGTTTCAGACTGTCGGATCTGCATCGCGGCGACAGCGCTACGCGCGCCGCGTACTATCAAACGATGCTGCAGTCGGGCGTGATGTCGATCAACGAGATACGCGAACAGGAAATGCTGAATCCGACAGCATCGGGTGACGTTCACCTGATCCAGGTCAACCAGTTCGATTTAACTCGCGTCGGTCAATACAGCGACGCAATCGCGGGAGCAAACACAGAAACCGAATCCAATGAATGAAGAGAACGAACGCAGCGCAAAAGAGGCGCGCAAGAAATACGGTCAGGATATCGAGATCCGAACGCACGAAGTACGCGCGTCGGGTGATGAAATGGTCATCGAAGGATATGCGGCGGTCTTTAATCAGGAAACAGATATCGGACCCTTTCGCGAAATCATCGACCCGAACGCCTTCGACGGTCGTCTGGACGACGACGTTCGGCTATTGCTGAACCACGACGGCGCGCCGATGGCGCGGACGACGAACGGGACGCTCGAACTGTCGACCGATGATCACGGTTTACACTATCGCGCGCAGCTGGTCGATACGCAGCTGTCCCGCGATCTGTACGCAATGATCAAAAGGGGGGACATCAGTCAGAGTTCATTCGCGTTTACAATTCAGGACGAAGAAAGAGACACAAACGGCGCGCGCAGAATTAAGCGCGTTGGTTCGATATTGGACGTCAGTCCGACGACGTATCCCGCTTATCCAACGAGTACGGTATCGGCGCGAAAGAAATACGGTCGCCAGGACGAAGAAAAGAGAAAACAACCCGAAGAGACGAAACAAATGAATCTCGAACTCACAATCAAAGACCTGTTGTCTGTCCGCGAAGACTATATGCAGCAGCGTCAGAAAATCAAAGACGTCGCGCTGTCAGAAAATCGCGACATGACGGACGTCGATGTCCGCGAATTGGAACGCCTCGCCGATGAGGTCGCAAAGTGTGACCGTCAGATAAAGGTGAAGCGCGAAGATGAAAAGCTAGCGCAGTCGGCGATCCTGGCGGGCGGTCACAGTGCCAGTCGCAGCGAAGAACGGGAACTGCAGAACATCGGTCAGAATTTCAGTCTGATCCGCGGTCTGCAGCAGGTGTACCGAAATAAGCCCTTGACAGGCGCCGAAGCGGAAATGACCGAAGAGGCGACGCGCGAAGCGTCAGCGTCCGGGATTCAGTTCCGGGGACAGCTGTCCATCCCTCAGAAGTTCCTGCGCGCGGTTGAACATCGCGCGGTTGGCGACTCCGGGGAACTGGCAACGTCCGGCACTGGCGGCGGCGGGAACATGATCCCGACGAACATCGCGCCAGCTATCGAGGCGCTGCGCGCGCAAACTGTCGCCGAACAACTCGGAACGACGGTCTTGACTGGATTGACAGGGACGACGAAGATCCCGCGCATTTCGGGGACGACGATCGCCGACAAAGGTGAAGGCGTCGCCGCTGCGACATCGTTGCAGACATTGGGCGCGACGACCTTATCGCCGCGTCGGGCGACTGCGTTTACAACGATAACCGAACAGTTGTTGCTGCAGGGCGGACAGGGAATCGAGGCGTTGATTACTCGCGATCTAGGGACCGCGGTCGCTGCGCATATCGACAATGACTTTTTCAGTAAAGTGATCGCGGCGCTGGTCGTCGATGTTGCTGCGTCAGGACCTTCGACAGTTGTCGAGGATGCAGTAAACGAAAATCTGCTGTCAGCGATGGAAGCGTCATGTTTCGCTAATGGCGTGAACGGATCTGACATTCGCGTCGTCGCGAATGCATCGGGTCACGGCGCCCTGTCAGGTGAAGTCAACGTCACAGGCGTCAGCGCGCTGATGAATCGCGAGAACATGACCGTCCTCGGATATCCGTACTATATCGCGGGCAATATGGCGAACGCCGCAACCGGCGCAAATAACAAGACGATTCTGGTCGGCGATTGGGCGAAAGGTTCGGTACTTGGACTTTTTGGGGGCGTCGACGTGGTGATCAATCCGTACGCCCTCGATCTGGAAAACCAGATCCGGGTCAGCATTCATCGGCACTATGACTGCGACCTGATGACGCCGGGCGCAATTCACGCGCGATGGGATAACGGCGCGTGATCACAGCGTTCGGATAGACTATTCAGAAAGGGGCGACGATATGTCGCCCCTTTCTATTTTACACGACATGCAAGTAGTCCGACAGACTCGAACGGATGCGAACGACATTATCACCGTCGCCGATTTGAAACGTCATCTTCGGGTGACGCATTCGCTGGAAGACAATCTGATCGAGGGCATTCGCGCAGCGGCGATCAATTACGTCGAGAACTTCGCGAACGTGTTTCTCGGATCGAACACAGCTTACGGATACTTGACACGATTCGAGTCCGCATATTTTCCGGTCGGACCTGTGACGGCAGTCGAAAAAATCGAATACGAAACGGACAACGCCGGGACGCTGTCGACGTTGCCGTCTGCCGACTATCACCTGGACTTAAAATCGAAAGTTGCGCGCGTAGCGTTCAGCGATTATCCGACGCCGTACGAATACGCGCTGAACCCGATCCGGATCACGTTCACGGCAGGACATCCCGACGACGGTATCCCTGGCGCAATCATGCAAGCGATCAAATTAATCTGCGGTCATCTGTATGATCACAGACACGCAGAAATCACAGGGACAATCGCGACCAGTATGAAACTCGGCGTGGACGCGTTGTTATCAGGCGAACGAATCACGTATCAACCATGAAGGACCCGGGACGCATGGATCGCGTGATCGATATCCGTCGTCGGACTATGGGCGTCGACGATTACGGACAACCTATCGAGACCGCGACGATCGACCAGCAGATGTTCGCCGAAGTGATTCAACCAGGCAGCGCCTCGGAATCTGTCAAGGCGGGACAGATATATCCTGAACGGACAGTCAGTTTCGTCATCAGACACCCGAACCCGACAGGCGACGCGAGCGGATACACGTTCAACGAAGCCGACACGATTCTATTCGAAGGCGTCGAACACGATATCCTAGGCGTGATCGAGGTCGGACGCCGTGACGGTTTCACTATTTACTGCAAACGGCGCGGGACTCACGATGTCTGAATCATTAGGTAAGATCGAAGGTCTGGAAGATCTCGAACGAAAGTTCAATCGGATCAAGCTGTACGGGACGCGGAATTTCAAAGAGGTTCAGCAGATACATCGACAGGTCGCAAACATCGGGCGCGATGCCATCAGGGGCAAAATCCACGAACACCCGACGACGGTACGGATCCGACGTTCGCAGCGCCTGAACAAAGGCAAACGAGGTCCGTCCTATGACATCGAGACGGGGACGCTGCGTCGCTCGATCCAAGTATTCGCGAACGCAGTCAACAAGATGAACATGCTGATCGGACCGCGGTCCGGCGTAGTCGCGCGCGAACGTCGCGCGCCAGCCGAAGGATCACTGATTCGGACTGACGGTTTCTTCGCGCCAATCGTGGAAATGGGATTACGTCCGAAACTCGGACCGGGATTCAGCGGATTTCAGGGGGGAAAAGCTGAACCGACGAATCATCAGAGAAACAAAGATTTCTTTGCGAAAGGTGTACGCGCTGCGATTTCGCCGATGCGGTCTGCATTCGCTGCGCTGCATCGCAAACAATTCGAGGGATACGTTAAACGCAGCTGATGGAAACCGGAAAAGCGATATACAAACTATTAAAAGACAGCAGCGACGTCGGCGCGATCTGTGGGGATAAGGTGTATCCCGAAGTCGCAGCGCAGACCGAAGATCTGCCGCTGGTCATTTACACGATCCGGGATCAGTCACCTAGTCCACACAAAGACGGGACGTCAAACCTGGACACGGCAGGCGTCGAAATCATCAGCTGCTCGGATGATTATTCGCAATGTATGGACCTAGCGATCGCGTGTCGAGATGCTGTCGATCGCGTCGGCGGAACGATTAACGGCGTCGAAGTTCAATCGATAGAGTTCCGAACGCAGGGAATCGAATTTGACTACATCACGTCCGCGTACATCGTGACGCAGAATTACGACGTCCGAATCCAGCGCGACGGAACCGCCAGGACATACGATCCCGTCCCGTCCGCGCGTGTATTTAATTGTCTGCAGTTGCAACTGTCGACGCAGCAGCTGAACGGCGGCGCTTCGGCGGTCGCAGTTACTTCGACGCCTGCGCGGATACCCTGGTCAGTTGAACAGATTCAGACAACGACAGCGATCGAATTGATTTCGGGCGGCGCAGGGATTGCGAGAGTATCGCAGGCGGGTCTGTATCGCGTCAGCTGCTGCGTCGAGTACGTCGCCGATTCGAATCATCGCGAACCGCATCTGTATTTTCAAGTCGAATCGCGTCAGCTGCAGGCGCATGGAACCGCGTACATATCAGGACAGTCGTCGAACGATCACAGTGCAGCGGTCGCGATGCAGATCGTCGAGATGAACGCGAACGAAAGGATCAGCGTATATCACTATGACGACAGCGGCGTCAGCGGAAATGTGTACATCGAATCGGCTGTCTTTGATATCGAACAGCTGTCGCAAATGTGACGGGGGCGAAATGATGGCTTCGCGAATTACCTTCGGATCATGTGGGAATTTATCACGAATAACGTCGCCGAAATTTTGCTCGGACTGGTCGCCTTCGCCGACATCATCGTGTCGCTGACACCGTCAAAAAGGGACGACGCCTATCTCGGATATTTTCGGCTTTTGCTGAATGCAATTCTGAACAACAACAACAAAGAAAAAAGCTGAATCATGGCAGTAATGAACGGGACATTGATGTCCGTCACAGTCGGCAGCAACTCGATTAATCTGCAGACCGAATGCAGTATCTCGCTGTCGCGCGAAATGTCCGACGTCAGTACGAAGGACTCGACAAACAATTACAAGGAAGTGATACCGCGACAAAAATCGGGGTCGGTCAGTTTCTCAATCTTGCACGACGAAGGCGCGACGTATAATCTTCAGGACCTGTGGGATCTGTACGACGACGGAACCGAATCCGTCATCAAATTCACGACCGGGACGACAGGCGATTATGAATTCACGTCTGATGCGTATCTGTCCAGTTTGGAAATGAACGCCGGAACCGAAGACAACGTCACGGTATCAGGGACGTTCGAACTGACCGGGGACATCACGTATACGGCGATCACTGGTTAATGCGCGTCGTCGATCTGAAAATCGGTGATCGGACGTATCACCTGCGCGCAACTATGGGCGCGCTGCGCGATGCAAAATCTGACGGGGTCGACATTGCAACCGCATCGACGACGGATCCGCTGGACATGATCGTCCTCGCGTATCACTTCGCGAAGGCAGGCGCAACCGCGCAGGGGTACGAACTCAAATTAAGTTTGAGCGAATTCGAACAGGATATCGAAACGACAGACCTTGGCGCAATCGCGAAGGCGTTCGAAGCTGTCATGAAGACGGATTCGGAAAAAAAAAGCTGACGTCGAGGGGGGAAAGGCGGCGACAGTCGAGGACTACGCGCGGGCGGGGTTAGGACGTTTACGTCTTGACCCCGTCGTCTTTTGGGATATGACCGTTCAGGAATTTAGTCTGATGATGGACGGATATGTCCAGGAACGCGAAGAGGACATGATCGACGCCTGGAACCGTTCGCGATGGATTGCGGCGCTGCTGCTGTCACCACATTCGAAGCGGGGACAGCGAATCAAACTGTCCGACATTGCTGTCTTCCCATGGGATGAAAACAAAAAAACAATCACGAAGGCAGAGCAGGAATGGGGCGAAATGATCCTGCAATCGTGGGCAAAAAATAAAGGATGAGATTAAGCGAACTACTTGTCAGCGTAGGTCTGGAAGCGAAAGGTTTAAAGCGCTTAAATCAGCAGCTAGGCGAAACGCAGCGGAATTTTAAACGGTCATTCGGCAACATTCAGAAGGGACTGCAGAACTTCGGTCGGACGGCGACGATGTCGATCACGGCGCCGCTGATTGCAGCGGGATATAAATCCGTCGAGGCGTTCAATGTCCAGGCGAAGGCAATCGCGCAAGTCGAACAAGGTTTGAGATCGACAGGCGGGACCGTCGGTTACACGTCGAAACAGCTGCAGCAGCTGGCGTCAAATTTGCAGCGAAATACAATCTTCGGGGACGAAGAAATACTGTCAGGGGCGACGGCGCAGCTGCTGACGTTCACGAATATCACAGGCGAACAATTCGCGCGGACGCAAGTCGCTGCGCTGGATCTCGCGACGCGTCTTGACGGCGATTTAAAATCGGCTTCGATACAACTCGGAAAGGCGCTAAATGATCCAATCGCGAATCTGTCTGCGCTGTCCCGGTCCGGGATCCAGTTCAGCAAAGAGCAAAAAGAAACGATCAAGACGCTGGTCGAAACGAATCGGCTCGCCGATGCGCAGACGATCATCCTTGACGAACTCGGAAAACAATACGGTGGATCTGCAGCAGCAGCAGCGAAGGCGGGGACGGGACCGCTGAAACAGCTGTCAAATACACTTGGCGACATATCAGAGGAATTCGGCGCGATCCTGGTCGAAGTGATGCAGCCGCTGGTCGGGTTCGCCTCGAACGTCGTGTCGGCGTTCGCGAACATGTCCAAAGAGACGAAGACGTTCGTTCTATTGATTGCGGGTCTATTGGGCGCCGCTGGTCCGATTGCGCTGGCTGTCGCGGCGCTGATGCCATTGATTGCAGCGATCACAGGTCCGGTCGGACTGGTCGCCGCTGCCGTCGCCGCTGCCGTCGTGATGATTATTCGGAACCTCGACGTCGTGATTCCTGCGATTGTCAAAGTCGTCAATTCTATAATCACTTTTCAGAATAAGACGAAGGCGATCGGCGTGATTTTCAGCGTCATCAAAAACATCGCGACAGGTGTCTTTCGGTTTATGGAAGTTCAATTCCGGAACCTGGTCGACGTAATCGGCGGCGTCGGCGAAGCGTTTATGCTGGCGCTGTCGGGTGAATTCAGCGCAGCGGGTCAGGTCCTGGCGGACTCAGTAACAAGGAACGCCGCGCGAACGAATGCAGCCGCTTACGAATGGGCGGGGGACTTCGCGCAGGATCTGGAAGACGCTATGAACGCAGAAGATATCGAACTGCTGTCAGCGGATTCAATCCTGCACATGGTCGACGATGTCAAAGAAAAATTTTCGAACGCATTCAAGACGAAAGGTCCTGTCGAGGTCCCCGTCGACCCGAAGCCAACGACGACGACGACGACCGCGTCATCGAGCGACACAGGTCCGACAGTCTTTCAACCGATGTTCGCAATCACTGACGCCGACGTCGCTGCAGCGGACGACAGGATAAAGCGAATCGGTGAATCGATGCGAATGCTTGGCGAACAGATGCAGGCGGTCGGCGGCGCATTTAGTGACGCGTTCGGATCTGCGTTCGACGTGATCCTGGAAGGCGGCGACGATATGTCCGCGCGATTAAACGAGATCGGAAAAAAACTGATCCAGGATCTGATCAAGATCGCTATTTCGAACGCAATCGCAGCGGCGTTCAGTCCATTAAGCGCAGACAACGCCGCGACGGGGGGACTGGCTGGAATTGCGAAATCTGCATTCCTGCAGGGACTGATCCCGTCGATGATGCCGAAGCTGGCGAAGGGCGGACTCGCGTACGGTCCAAGTATCGCAACCGTCGGGGACAATTTCGGGGCGAAGATGGACCCCGAAGTCATTGCGCCGCTGTCGAAGCTGGAACGAATCATCGGCAATTCAGGGGGCGGCGTCCTGTCGGGTCGGATTGCTGGACGCGATATAATTCTGTCGACAGCGCGGGACGGGAATCGATCCCGTCGGACGTATGGATCATTAGCTTTTTAAATCATGGCGATACGGTATCGAATGCAGACGCGGTCCGAACTCGGATCAACGTTTACGATTCACATTCACGACACAGACCATTCCGGCGATATCACCGACTTGAAACTGTCGCCGCCTGGATTCGCGATCGATTGGAACGCAGGCGAAACCATATTCGAACCGCTGATCCCGTCGACCTGTACGATCCCGATCTGGATTCAGTCCAGCGCCGAAGAAAATTTAATGACGGACCTCACGTCCGCGGATGAAGGCAGATTCAGAATCGTGATTCGAACGGGACTGACGGACGCCGGACCGATTTACTGGATCGGAAAGGTGACACAGGATCAGATCGAATTCCCTGACGAACCTTATCCGTACCTGTTCACGATTAAAGCGGTCGACGGTCTGCAGCTGCTGTCGCGAATTCCGTACGACAACCAGGGCGACGCCGACCTGATCAGCGTCCTGGTTTACTGTCTGCAGCAATGCGGGACCGACGATCTGTTCGTGACAGCTGGTTCCGACGTGACGTTCATCAAAGCGCTAACGGACATCGCGCCGAATGTCGGGACGTACGGCGATGTCCTGACCGATGTCAAACTGCGACCGGGAAAATATGATCCGGCGACGCAGGAATATCGTTTCGATATGTCCGTCGAAGATGTCCTGTCGCAGATTGCGCGCTGCATGAATGCGCGCGTCTTTTTAGGCGGCGGTTCCTTTTGGTTTATGTCACAGACGCAGTATCTGACGACGCCTGCGAACGTAAACGCGCGCCGATTTAAATCCGATTCGACTGAACTGTCGACCTCGAACGAGATACTGATTCAAACCATCACAGGCGGCGCGACAGGCGAACGCCTCGCGTCCTGGCGGTCGCAGTTTCTGCCGCCGATCAAACAGATCACGCGTCCGCTGACGTACGGCGACGGGACTCTCGTTTCGAACCTTGACGTCCCGGCGCCAGTCATTCACCCGATCCAGTCCAGCGTCGGGACTAATTACGTTTCTTATACGCTGTCCACCGACAACGAATTCCCTGCAGGGACTGTATTTAATATATCCGGGACGGTCGACCTGACTGCTGAATATTTGACGTTGACAGGCGACGATCGCTGCGGACGTTTGCGGTTCGTGATGGAACTGCGAATCGGGACGCAGTATCTGACGCGCGAAGGGTACGACGCGACATCTGAGACGACATCGATACAGGCGGACCTGTTTAATACGTCGCCCCTGGTCGATTCCGAAATGTTTATTTGGGACGATCCCGATCCGGTCGGATGGACAACGAACACAGCTGCGCGCGTTCAATGGGGATCGGATGTCCTGAATTACAATCTCGCGAGTCCGTACCTATCGGGACCCGACGATACGCAGCAGATGTCGATTAACATCACGACGCCGCCCCTGCCGGGAATCGAGGACGTCGATGTCGAACTGCGGTTCAATGCGTACCTGTTCGACGGTGACGGTACTGCTGCCGGAACGAATAAAGCGAACGTGACGACCGCTGAACCGTCGTTCACGATTGCCGTCGGCGACGGACTGCAGGGGGCGTCGGTCCTGTTCGAAGCTGCGAACGCAAACGAGGCGACCGAACGTCGCATCGAATCGGAAATCAATTTCGGTTCGCAGTTAGTGCAGACAGGCGAATACTATTACAACCCGGCGGAATTCTACAATGTAAACGGGGGACTGCCGACCTGGACATCCACGCACACGACGACGCCGGCAGGGATACACGAAGTCGCGGTCAGCGATCAGGCGCGATACTTCGCAGTCACTCGCGAGATATTCAGCGGCGCAATCTATCGGACCGCGCTCGATCTGCATCCAGGAAAGATCATCTACATACTTAGCAAATCGACTTTCTACATCGTCGGGTCGATGTCGCTGCTGGCTGATCGCGCCGAATATGAATTAGAGTTACACGAACTCGGAATCGGTTCGACTGCGCCGACGGTATCGGTGAACAATCTGACACCTAAAAGACCGACCATCAATCTGCAGGACGGCGATCAGATACGGCGCGAACTGAATCGCGGGATTCGAAACAATGTCGCCGACGTTAGCGCGCTGAATACGTCTGTCGATGAGGTCCGCGCGCAGTCCGGGGCGTCGGGCGGTGAATCTGTGATTCAGCTGCAATATTTGGGCGACGTCAAAATCTCGGGACCGACGAACGGTCAGATCCTGGAATACAATTCGACCGCGCAGAGATGGGCAAACGTGACGCCCTCGACGGGATCAACCGTCGCCAGTTTGGACGATGTCGGGGACGTGAATGTCCCTTCGCCGACCGACGGTCAGCTGATTCAATGGAACGCGACCGCGGGCGAATGGCAGGCAGTCAATCCGATGAACCTCGCGAACGCGAATCAAACGATCGGCGCCGGGGTGACGCGCGATATTGTCCTCGATGGATCAGCGTCGAATCTGACATATTACCGAATCGTGGACGCGAACGGCGATCCGATGTT